CATCGATGGTGAATGTGATGTCTCTACCGGTGATGATAGTTGTCATTTTTGCTCCTTAGTTATTTTCCTGGGTGAAATAGGTTGACACGTTCAAATCTGCGACTAGCAAATTGGATGCTCCAACCGAAATGATTGACGGCCTTTGAACGTCGCCGACGACGTACCCTGGAGGCATTGCCCCCAAAATGCTGATAATCAGGGCCTCTAATTGGTCCAATGCGCCTGAATTGGAATTGTTTGCAACCGCTGCGGTTACAACAAAATTGACCTTCACCTTTGTGACGGCCCCATTGATCAATGTTGATTCAAGCCATGGCGAATCCGGGATGATCACGCACGCCGGTGGGATTACCGCCTCCGGTGCCACCGGGTAAACCGATGCAGCTACTCCGGCCAATGCCGTTGCAAGATCATTGCGAACGTCAAGCAATGTGGTCATTGGCATATTGAATCCACATCATAAAACGCCGAAATTAACCCGATTACACGATTTTGCAGTGATCGGCCCATGCGGTACGGCGTAGGGGCAAAATCAACGCCTTCGATCTGACCACCTGGAGCCGTAATACTTTGAAAAATTTCAACCGACACAATGAGAATTGCCTTATTGACTGCCGGGACATTTGCATAAATTTCGGCGGCTGAACCGCCATCGAGTGTGACCGTTCCCGCTGGAATCACCGGAGTCAAAATTCGATCAGCTTCATCGACCACCGCAGTGACCTGAAATGGTCGAACCGAATCATTGCTCACGGTGTAAGGCCCATCTAGGCCGTTACCAATTCCAGCGAGAACGATCCCCTGTCCCTCGACGAAATAATTTGGACGCAATGTGTCGATGTATAAAACATCATTCACGATGCGAGTTGAAACCACTGCACTTTGATATTGCGTGAGCATTGGCAAAATGGTGATCTCGGCAGATTCAATAATTGAATCCAGGTATTCATCGGAAAATAAGGATTCGGAAACGCCAAGCACCTGACGCAATTCATCAGCGGTCACAATGTTTGGCATTTCCGATCCTTTCGACTGCTCGGCCTGTTCGGGAGTGACCAGGCCGATGTTTAGTTTGTGGTGAATTAGTCCTTATTGAACGCGTATGCACCAGCCGCAATTTTTGTGGCCGTGGCACCATAGCCGTACATGAGAATTCCGATAGAACCATCGGAAATGATGTTTGTACGTAGTTCTAGGCGTGGGGATTCGTACCATGTGTACGCATCGCGGTTGATGACGTACATTGAATCGTCACCTGTACCAGATAACGCAGTGTCAACCCATAGATCGATTCCGTTTACTGATCCACGGAGTGAACGTGGTTGTGCATTTCCTGCCGCGTTTTGTGGCTGGAGTGCGTTGTAAATTGGTCGGCCATCGACGTTGAATGACATGATGCGGCCCCACATTGCAGGTGAAACCACGATTGCATCGGCGAATTTGAATGTGTTTGAATAAACACTTACCGCACCAGCTGAAACCCATGCAAGCAATTCCGCAGCGGTAATGTCTGTTCCGTAACCTGTTGCGGTCTTTGTTGCTCCAGCAATAATCTGCCCTGAGTTATACACGTTTGTTGCACGTGCATATTGTGACGAAAGATTTGAAATCAATTCGGAGAAAAATAGTGGATCGCTGCGGTCTGCGAGTTCCACGGACATGACCTGGCTGCCCTTGAATGACTTCACATCGACGTTGATGAATTCTGACTCCATGACTGTTGGTGTAACTGCATCGAGTTCATCGATCTGCGCCACCGCAGGGAGCTGAGTGATTTTTGGAATCTGGAAAACAAGGCCAGCGTTAGGCAGGGTCCCTGTTGAAATCGAATCAATTGAGGCCCGCACATTATCTGCAAGACCGTTGACCACTTCACGCAATTGACGTGTTGGGATCAATCCTGGATTGTCTGTTGATGCGGTTGCAGCTGCAATGAATGCACGTGACTCCTCGGAACCACGGGTTGCCGCTACTTTGTGCATCAAATATGTTTCAGGTGAAACGATTGGGTTGCGTGTTGCAATGAAATTGACTGGCTTTGGTGCTGATGATGCCTGTACTACTTCGGCCGCTTCTACCGTCTCGGCGGTAGTTGGCTCATTGACGGTGTTTTCCACGGCGTCTCCTTCTGTTGATGGTGTGGGTGTTGCGTCCGCGTCATCATTGGATGGCGTGGAATTTTCTGGTGCGGTTGTCGCGGCGACATTTGACACACGTGCTGAATCAAATGCCGGATTGTGTGTCAATGCGACACCGACCAAATCTGCCGAATTGACGACCATTGTGCCGTCTTCGTTGTATCCAAAATCATTTGCATTCGCTTCCACTGAAAATCCGTCGCGTAATCCGTCGATTGCTTCCTGGATGGCGTCTGAACCAGCGGTCGTTTTCGAAATCTTAAACTGAGCAATGATTGATTTTCCATCAGGTGCTAGTTCCATGCTAAGTGTCTTACCAATTGGACGGGCTGAATCATGTTCCAAATTTAATTTCACATTTGTTGGATTGATTGATCCGGATTTGAACATCACCTTGCCGGTCGATGCATTTGCCGGAACGTCAAATTCAACGATCTTGCCGGTGATTGTTCGTGCCTCGGAATCAGCTGCCGTGATGGTGAATGGTGTTGTTACTTTCATTTGATCATTTCCTCCGCGTTTCGTATTTCCTCCACTGTGATGGCCGGATTGCCGTTAGCATCCACGATGGAATTCAGGGTTTTGTAAATGTTTGCACGTTCAAGATCGCTGCCACGTAAGTAATCCGATAGGTCATAGCGGACCTGTTGCGTTGATGGGACGAAATCCGGCATTGATAGGCGTTCGGTAATTGAGGTCATCAGCGGAATGAGTGAAAAATCAAGCAAGGTTTGCCGCTGGGTTGTCGCGTTGGAGTACGTCATCGATGATCCAGTGTTTGCGTCCACGTAATACGCCGGAATTCCGCACGCACGTGCAATTTCGGTGGCGATGTATGAACGGGCCGCCGCCAACTGTAATTTTTCAGGATCGAAACCGACTGTCTCCAGGGTTACATCGGCATTCAAAAACGCAGTACCACGATTGCGGCGTGCGGTTGCCCATGAATCAAGCAATTTTGCGATTCGGTCTGCCGGTAATGCCGTGCCGTTGGATTTTAACACCATCGACGGAATTGGTTCGCGTGCGTACATCGCAGCGGCACGTTCTAGTTCCGCACCCGTGCGGATTGTTCGGCCTGCTCGATTCAACACGCCTTCATCGTTGCCGTTGAATACAACCAACGAACCTAATCCTGAATTTGGAACCGGTGAACCGTCAACCATGTAGTATTCAATTTCCGTTGCCAATGAATTTGTTTGAATAGTAACGCGTGACGGATTAACGCGTTGAACGCTGCGAATGCGCTGCGTATCAGAGAAAAATTCTGTGATTTGCCAATATGCGTAACCGTAAAGTAACAAATCCTCGCAGGTCCACACGTAGGTGGCCGATCCTGGAACGCGTGGGTCCGGGGTACGAATAACGCGTGGCGTTGCGTCCTCGATTTCCAATCCAGTTGATCGGTCGATGACTTCAAGGCCGATCGATGCGATCGATGAACAAATAATGTTTCTTGCCCGTGCGCCGGTTGGAACCGACATGAATTCCTCACGTGTTGCAGTATTTGCACCGCCGAAAAATGGCGTCAATGAATCCAGCGTTGTAACCGGGCCAAGCTGCGCAGACACATCAGGTCCGGCCGGTAGCCCTACCGTCTGAACCTGACGCGTTGCGAAAATGTCACGAATTCCCATAGCTTGATTTTCTCAGGCCAATACCACTATCCAACCATGATGTCGGTTTCCGTCTCTGGGCGTGTCGCAAAATGTGTCACCAATGCGGTGGCCACACTTGCGCACACTGCCGTTTGACTGGCCCGGCGTCCAATGACCCAGCCCCCATCGCCTCGACGCAGCTGCACCGCTGACAACATTTGAGCCGTCAATTCCGGTTGATTTGTATGACGCAACCTGCCCGAATTTATGGCACCCAGTAGCTCATCGCAGCTTTGAGGATAAGCCGCGTCCATGTCATAGATCGGAATGCCAGCCGGCTGCAATCGTGCGGCCACGGCCCCACTGGTTTTCCTGGAATACAACAAATGTTCGATGGGATATTTGCGGCAATAAAACGCCGCGTCATTTGCAACGGCCCGGTCATCGAGTTGACGTTCGTTCTCCCAGGTGTGTAGCAATTTCACCACAAATCGTTCATCGCCTAGTTTTTGCGCACCGACCAACGCACAATGGCGGCGATCCGGTGAAATATCCAATGCCAACCATGTGAGTTTTTCAGGATCGAGTTCAAGTTCCGGTTCGGCGCATGAATCCCACGCAGCTTGACTGATGATCGATGAAATGGTTTGAACCCAGCGGCACAACACTTCGGTTTGCACAACTTCGGGTGGGTCTTTCAAAACGCTGCGAATGTTATCGATGTGGATGGTGTGACCCAATGCCGGATTTGCCATGGCAAAATTTTCGTCCGTCAATGCGTCCGATGCACCTGACCATTCGAAATATCCAATATCGTCAACCACACCGGACGCAGCGGCAATTCCCCGTTCGCGTAGCAAATTTAGCACTTTACTGTGTTGGTCACCTGCGTTCGAATAGGTCATGACCATAGGATTTTTCGCCGCGAGTAGGGTGTACCGGAGACTTGCGAACGATTCGAGTTCGTGCATTTCTCGCAGCTCATCAAGGTGAACCGTTTCAGGTTTTGAAATACCACGTGCCGCCGATCCTCCAGCCTTGATGATGAACCGATTGACACCTGTTGATCCTTGAACCTCGATTTCCTCCGAACCATGCGACCATCGAATGCGCTTGACGCGTTTGGATAGATCATCGGATGATTCAATCAAATTGACCAATGCCCGGAATTGCTCCAGCGATGTGGCCAATCGGTGAGCCGATGCCACCTGCAACGATTCATCCCAGTGAAATAGCCCCATCAAAATGCGACTTAGCATCAGGGTGGATTTGCCGGACTGCCTGGCTACAACAATGCAGTTCAATGGCGTGGCCCATCTCCCATCGGGCTTGACTTTATGAGAGTGAATCGCGGCCCATTCCTGCCAGGGCATAAACCCGTTTGGAAAGATAGTTTTGGCAAAATCGATGAGTTCGGGACCCCTGGAGGGTAAATCATTCAGCGGTGAGTGGATTCTAGGCGTTGGACTGCCAATAACGTCAGCTGATGACGGTGCCAAAACCGATGTGAGCCGATCTGAGACTAGATCGACCTGATCATGACTGTTTATGGCCTGTTGCTCCTTAATCATGGCTTATTGACACGTTTTCGGGGATATAACGTTCAT